TTGCATACCATTGCATTATGTTGTGCAATATTTGAACTGAGTTGTGCAATTTATGTATATTTGCACAACCGATATAACAGAGAATATATGACTACAGTAAAAGCATTTATAAGAACTGGGAAGAAGGATAAAGAGGTAAATGTCAGATTTCGATTATCTGATGGACGCAATATACAGTTATTCCACAAATCAGATATTATGGTCTCTCCTACTCTTTGGGATGCCAAGACTGAAAAATATAAGGCTAAAAGTATTATAAAGTTAGACATAAGAACATCATTTAACACATCTATTGAAGAACGGAAGAATCTAATTTTATCCATTTATGGGAGCAACAAAGAATTAACCAGTGAAAAACTGGAAATCTTAATAGACCAGCACTTACATCCTGAAAAATATAACATCAGCAGTGAAGAGGAATCCATGTGTAGTATGTTCCAACGCTATGTTGACGGATGGCTAAATGCAGGTGTAATAGGTCCCGGCAGAAAGAAACATTACGATGTAGTGATAAGGGAACTGACTCGATTCCTCATTATCAATGGCATTGACGGGTTGCCGGTCAATGAATTCAATAAGGAACATATTCTAAATTTTCGTGATTTTCTACGCAAAGAATACACTCTGGTTGAAAAATTTCCAGAACTGTACGCAGAAATGAATAAGCGGAATATACCATCAAAGGAAAGAAGCCAGAATACAATTGCTGAGAAACTATTATTATTACAAGCATTTATGGTGGAGCTTGAAAGTAATGATGTTATTCCCGTATCTCCTTTCCGCAAGATAGGAAAAGAAAAAGAGTCCATTATGAAGCAACAATATGACGAGCCTTTCTTTCTCACCAAAACAGAATTCAATGAAGTTGTCCACAAAGAATGTCCCGAAACATTGCAGCGAGTAAAAGATGTATTCGTTGTTCAATGTTGTTTCGGTTGCCGTATAGGTGATTTCAGACGATTCACTTTTGATAATATCAGCATTGAAGAAGGAATACCTTACATTCATTATTTACCTCAAAAAACACACAAGGATGGACTTATACGCACTGAGATAAAAACTCCCATCATTCGTATTGCTTATGATATTATTATGAAGTATAAAGGTAGGCTACCAAGCAATGCTTTGTTACCCTATTATCCTGATGGCAATGGTGAAACCGGGTACAATTATCAAATAAAAAAACTACTTGAATACTGTGAGATTAGCCGGAAAGTGGCAATGTTTAGTGCGGCATTGGGAACAAATGAGTACAAATCCATATATGAGATTGCAAGCAGTAAACTTGCCCGTAAAACTCATGTAGATTTAATGAATAAAGTTCAGATAGATAAATACGCAGCAGGACTTCATGCAAAAGGCAGTGGAGCCGTAGACAGATATACCGGATTAGGTATAAAAGAACGTTTTATTTTAATGTGTGCGGCTTTTGGCTGTAATCAGTATGAAGTTGACGATGATTTATCTGTAATGGAATAGGCTCACTTAGTATCTCATATTGATACTCTGTTATTTGACACCATCCCCGTAGTTGAGCCGCTACGGGGATTTTTACTGAAAAAGAAGCGATTCATTCAACTGCCTTTTCCACAATCTCCATCACTACATGGCTTGACTCCAACCAGAGCCAATACCACAACCAAAGCATAATCCCACCCAACCAAACAAAAGCCACATCAATATAGTACAAATTTAATATCCTGCTAACCAATACACATAAGAGTTCTCCGCAAAGCACATAGGCAGCAACCATAGTAACAAGCTGGTCATTGGCAACAGTTATCAAAACCAGAATGCCTATAACGGGAAGAAGGGAAATACAATCAATTAGAAGTTGTTGTTTGTCATTCATAATACAATAGGGATTAGAATACAAATATAAACATTATTTTGTATAAAACAACCCTCTATAATAGGAATTTCTGACAAAAAAGAAACGAACTATTATTACAATATAAACAAAAAGAGCGACTATTCAGCCGCCCCTTTCGCATTAACGAGATAGACATAAAAGCATCTCGAATCATCTCTGTAGATGAATCCGAACCACTACAGAGTTTCCATTCATTCTACAGTTTCTCCTTTTTCATTCAGAAGTACCGTTACTTCTTCAGTGGATTGATTTTCCTTGGTGATGGTCAACACAACCTTATAAATCTTACCGGTTTCTTTCTCGGAAATGAAAGCCTCCTTTATTACAGCCCCCTCATAGTCCTTAGCCAAGACATTCATAACTGCCTGAGGCAAGTCTTTTACTTCCACTTTTGTGAACTCATCCTGAGGATTTTGCTGAGTTTGCTCTACAGACTGTGTTCCAGAAACCACGTAAGCAAATGCTACTGAACTGCCTAATCCCATAACCATTGCTAATGCTACCAATACTTTTTTCATAATCGTAAGTTTTAAGTAAATAAATATAGTTTTTGTATTAACTATAGGACAAACGATATGCCATGATGTACATCAGCACATAATACATTATACATCAGCATATTATAAAAACAAGAAGGAATAATTATGTGTGGAAATATGTGGAACTGAGTACCACACATGGGGAATAATTACACAATATGGATTACTTAATTCCTGGGAAATGGAACAAGGCAGCTTATTCAGCTGCCCCTGCTACAAACAGTCAACAAACAGACATTCCTAATCAAATGACATAAACATAAGCATAAATAACCCGGTTAAAGCCATAGCAAATGCAATTACCATATAAAATACTTTTTTCATAACTAATAATTGGGTTAAACACATATTTCCATCGTACGTTCAACAACGTCCTTTTATCTTCGACAAAACCTCAGCCGCATAAAAGCTGAGGTCCAGCATGTTCCTTTCAATATCTACAATCAATTAGAGCACACAATGTTGGAACATTCTGCAAATCCAGTATAAAGAAACTGCAATGGCTGAAAGAAGGACTATACTAACACTATATACCGGATTCTATTATAAAGACAACTGCTTTTCTGAAATTCCCTACGTGATTTGAGGGAATTTTTATAAAAGAAAGGGCCCAAATGAAAAAAATCCCGACGAAAGCCGGGATATGTCACATACAATAGATATGAATTATTGCTTATGAATATAAAGGCGTCTGAATAAGCCGCCCCTTCTACAAATTTCCTAAGACGATATGCAACAGATTTAATAGTCATCAGTAACGATTTTCACTCAATTTTCTAATAGCCTCCAATCTTGCCATTATCTGAGAAATCCTTTTCCCGTCTTTAGAATAATCTAATGTTTTTAACTCTGCCTCAAGAGCTACTTTTTGTTGGTACTCTAATTCTTTCGCTGCTTTTTGGCTTAAAAGTTGAATGCCAGAACTTCTAACAAGTTTGTTCATAAATCATACATTTTTAAAGTTTATAAAATTATTGCCGAAAAAAAATCGCAATACCTCCTAAAAAGATATTGCGATTCAATGATACTAATACAATGGTACAAATATAATGGTATTTTTCCAGAATAACAAAAAATCACCACATAAAAATATTCCAGCTAACTCCGGCACCGACATAAAAACCACCCGGATACCCATAACCAGCCTGCAATCCTAATCCCCACCGCTTTTTCTTCGGCTTGACAACCACCGGATGATAAATGTCATTCGTCTCTGTCTGATACACAGTTCTTGGGAATATCTGTAAACTATCCAGCCGAGGGTCTACATATCCGCTCACCACAGCCTGATACGAGCTGTCTCTATATACCACTTGCTTACGATGAAGCAAGGTATCACCTATCCGTGTCGTATCATCCGGCACGAAACGCCAGAACACAGCCATCGGTGCAGAGATAAGCATCGTATCTACCTTGACAACCGTCTTTATCTTCGTCTCGGTACGTATTTCTGCCGACAAAGGCTCGTGCGGACGAAACCAAGCCGCCACACAAGCAATTGCCAGCAATACAACCAATATCCACAGTAACTTTTTCATTCCTCAAACCTTAAATCGTTAATCCGATTCATCCACCCCCGTTTGAATTTATTGTTCGCCGGACGAGAGCGGCATATATCCTCGATGAAATCGAACCGTGCAATCTTAATCATGTCGAACAACTCACGCGGGTTCCTGGCATTCACCGCAGCGAGTGTCTTAGGACCTACTATTCCATCCACAGTAACACCAAGCAAGCGTTGAGGTATCTTTATTCCGTGTGCACCGGATGCCCACACCCAATCAACCAATATATTAGCAACTGATTGCGATTTAATCTCGTCAGCTTTCCATCTGTCCCAATAATGTGGCTTGAGCACCCGGTTAACGACATCCTCACGGGTAAGCAGATGCAAGTCATCCACGTCTATATCACCGTCACCGTCCTTGTCATAGCCGCATGACTTCCACGTACCGATAGTCACTCCCATGTTCGTTGCGCCTCCAAGGTCTGCCGGGTCATCCACAAAACCGCCTTCCCACTTTAGGATAAACGGTGCAAGTTGATTCACATTCGCCATTTCAATTTTCCTCCTTATTCAATTAATACCCATTTTGCGGTTCTCTATCACCACACTTCTTTCTCTCACACCGTTTCAGTGCCAACTCCAGTTTCAAGTCAGAATTAGCCTCCTTCAGTGTAAATAACTCATCCTGCGCCTTACGGAGCCGGTCAGTCTGTTCCACAAACCGCTGTTCTTTCTCCGAAAGCTGCTTCTGCAGAAACTCGTTGTACTCCCGTAATGCCTTGAACTCCTCGACATCAGCATGAGCGTCCTCAATACGTGCATTGGTCTTGCGCGACATCCACCACTTAATAAGCTGCTTGATCCCCTCGATGCCACCGAGGGCGGTCAGCAACATAATCCAATCATTCATATCCATTCCTCCCGGTTTAACTGTTGATACAAACTATAAAAACTCCTACATAGGCACAGACAAACGCTGCCATCTCTGTCCAGAACAGCCATTTCCGATGTCTCAACATGACAAGTACGGCCACCAGGAATGCAATGGCCGGAAGGTACCACATCCCGGATAAGCAGACCCAGAGAACCGTGGCCAGCCCTGCGACGGCAGTGCCAGCGTAGTGAACCTTACCTTGGAACTCCTCTTTGAACAACGGTGCCGTCCCGACGAACATCAGCCCTCCACAAGCAAGGAAGGCCAAGCATTGCAGGTTCTCCGATGAGCATTCAATCCACACCGGCATCAATAGCATGGCGGAAACAATCATAGCCATTTGGAACAGCCATGCCGGACGGTTCCATTTCTTTAGCTGATAGTAAGTGTCAGAGAGTGACCAAGGCACTCCGCACACCCTCACTGTATACACTATATACATGGTGAGGATAACCATTGATAAGATATATAGGTAAATCATATCATCATTGATTAAGATTGAACACTAATTTGTCGGGATAGCCGGAAGTGTAGTCGTAGGCTTCCACCTCTTCTTTCGTGGCAAGTGCTTTGACAGCAGCAATATGCTCCTGCGTGGCATTATAAGAGGCAAGCGCATACAGCTCCAGCGCGGCAAGCATCTGCAGGGCAAGAGGAATAGGTATCACATATTTCACCGCATCATACCACAGAACAGTCGTCTCCTTACCTGCCGCCTGCTCGATACTGATTGAATTGACCAGCCCTACACGCGTCTCTTTGTCAAGCCACATCCGCTTACCGCCAAGGGTGAACTGATTCACAGCATCAGACCCGTCATACTCGGTTATCTGGAAGATTTTCCGACTCTTCACGTCTTCCAAAGCAGGCTCATGGGGAGAGACCAGCTCACATTTGAATATCTCACCGATGGATGCGGAAGGGTGGGCATTGTAGAACTCCTCCTGCTCCTTGCTCAACGGCACCCAAGCCCCGTTAAGATAATCCTCATAGGTTGTACCCACATCGTATCTCGAATCCAATTCGAAGTCAAGATGAAGGATTTCTCCGTTATTAAAATACTTGTATTCCATGTTCTTATCTGTTCATTGTTATACGATAGGTTCCGGTCCGCGTCCCGAAACTCAGTTCTTCCCAGGTCACTCCATAATCGGTGGTGATATAGTAGAACTCATTGTAGCGACCGAGTACGACGGTCATGTACCTGCCGTCGCGGCTGATAGCGCAGTCCTTCACTTCTTTTGCTTTTCCCACAAGGATTTCCTTCCATGTGTTGCCATAATCTGAACTGAGAAAGACCCCACCCGAATAGTTCTGGACGAAATATCCAAGCAGGTACCTGCCGTCACCACTCATCTCCATGTTGCTGCATTTCCAAGTCGCGGAAATCTCCCTCCATGTGTTGCCGTAGTCCGAACTTGTGGTGAGCAGCCCGTGCCCGGGAGATGACTTCGCGACCAGATACCTTCCGTCGGCACTCATGGCAAATGCCGTCCAGTCCATGTTCGATGCCACCGTCCACTTCCATGTGGCACCATAGTCGGCACTTACACATACACCACGCTGCCCCATACAAGCTGCCATATACCTGCCGTCACGGCTGATTTTGACGGAACCGCTGCTCCTATAACCGCTTGTGTCCGCTGTTTTCTTCCATGTCTTTCCATAGTCCGAACTCACATGGATATGGTCTTGGTATAATACGACAGCCATATACCTGCCGTCGGCACTCATGCCCAGGGCGTCTCTGTTATTGGAACCGGCAAGGGATGTGGGAAAAGTGTAGGCCTTATCCCACGTCCTTCCATAGTCCGAACTCATATAGAGGACAGCACCGACGGAAGTCGCCATGTATCTGCCGTCCGAACTCATAAACGCCCCCTTGGCTGTCCCCAGCGTACTTCCTTCCTGCCATGTGTTGCCGTAGTCCGAGCTGGTCACGGCGGCATTGGCCGAGCAGAACCGGTATCTTCCGTCAGCACTCATGGCCAGATCATAATCCTCTCCCATACAGTAACTGTACTTACCAGCCTCTTTCCATGTCCTTCCATAGTCCGAACTTACAAGGAACCCGCTGTCCGCATAGCAGACTTGGTATTTCCCGCTGTCCACTTCTTTTGAATATGTTCTGCGCCTTAACATCAGTCACCTCCAGTTTTGCATGAAATCGAATAGTTCCCGCTCGCATAGCAAAGTATGCTCAGCTCTGCATGTACACCGTTCTTTAGGCTTATCTTGTTGCCGTCCAAACTGGTCCACCCGGATGCTGTGGGCAACGGCTGGTCAAAGCTGGCTGTAGGTATAATATGCACAATTACCTCCTGACCTATAGCCAGTGCCGATGCGAGGCTCAGGTTTGTAGCCGCTGCAAGCGTGGCCTTGACAACGCGTTTGGTTACCGGCAAAGAGGCCAGTGTAGTCACGGAATTTACCCCCAGCAGAGAAGCAAGCACCTTGTTAAACTCCGTCTCCGTGCCGGTAAAACCGTTTTCCCTGGCTGCCTGATAGGCGCTCTTGCCTGCTGCACCTGCAGGCCCGGTGGCTCCCGTTGCACCTTTCGCTCCAGTGGCACCGGTGGCTCCCTTCAGATTCTTGAAAGCGAAGGCGAAAGTACGGGCCAAGGACGTTCCCCCGGCAGTAACAGTCACTGACGGAGTACCGACATTGGCATCTACCGTGGCGGTGGCACCACTGATGCCGGCACTCGCTCCGGCAGGACCGGTAGCCCCGACAGCCCCCTTGAGATTCTTGAAGGCAAAGGCAAAAGTTCTGGCTGTGGCTGTTCCCCCAGGCGTTACGGTGACGGAGGGTGTCCCCACGTTGGCGTCAACGGTTGCCGTAGCCCCAGTAATAGTAGCGCTTATCCCATCCTTTCCCGCAACACCCGTCGCTCCCTTTGCTCCGGTAGCTCCTTTCAGATTTTTGAAAGCGAAGGCGAAAGTACGGGCTTGGGCTGTTCCTCCGGAGGTGACAGTTACGGATGGTGTCCCTACATTGGCGTCCACTGTAGCCGTAGCCCCGGTAATGGCGGCACCCGCCCCGTCTTTCCCGGCAGGGCCCGTCGCCCCCGTGGAGCCTTTCAGGTTCTTGAAGGCAAAGGCCATCTTCCGGGCCAACGGCGTACCGCCCATCTTCACAATTACCTGCGGTGTACCCACATTAGCGTCAACCTCAGCAGTAACCTCTTCTATGATGGCACTCTCTCCGTCCTCTCCCTTGTCTCCCTGCAATTGTCCCTGGTCTTCCCAATCGCCATTATACCATGCGTAATAGTTATAAGGCATTGCACCTACGGCATAGAAGCCGTCACTTCCAGAGCCGTCGGGAACAGCCTCCTTTAAAGCCTCAAGTGTGTCGTAATGTCCCAGAACTTTAAATGGGGCGCCGGGTTTACCCTGCACGCAGATATTCGTCTTGACATATTTCTTGGAGGATCTGTCCCACTGGTAGACATAATGGTCTGCGCCTATATAAGTGGGATGTTCAGCCGTATCAGCAGCGTTCTTCGTAGCCGTTTCCGCTTCATCCTTAAGGGTGGCAAACTCAGTCACCCGTTTACTTTCCGCGTCGATACGGCCATTTTCAGCATCAGCTCGGGCGGTCTCGGCAGTTTGGCGGTTCTTTTCCGCATTCTTACGCGCATCCTCAGATGCAACGCGGGCATTCTCTGCAACACCCCGTCCCTTTTCAGCATCTGTCCGGGAACTTTCGGCAGAAACACGCGCTTTCTCGGCACTGACACGCCCCGCTTCGGCAGTCTCCCTTCCGGACTCGGCAGCCGCCCGTACAGTCTCGGAGTCCTTACGTTCATTCTCGGAACGAGCACGTTCTGACTCAGCACCGGCACGTCCGGATTCAGCTGCGACACGGGAGGTCTCGGCCGCCTTTCTGGCTGTCTCTTCCTTTCCACGCTCCGTCTCGGCTGTCTTCCTGATACTTTCAGCCGTCACACGGTCTTTCTCCGAATTGATACGCGCAGCTTCAGCGGAGGTACGGGCACTTTCAGCAGTGGCACGTTTTTTTTCCGCATCTTGACGCAGATTTTCCGCTGAGACACGCCCTTCTTCAGCTTTACGCAGCTCTTCGGCAGCTTCCTTGGCGGGAGCGGACAACAGCTTCAAGGGAGCTTCGACGACCGACTCCTCCATGCCGGAAAGGCGAAGGGCGGGCAGGCTCACGATGTCATCCAGAGAATCTACCTTCTCTACATCACCGACCCCCTGGGAGTCAGCCAAGAGGGCTTTTCTGACCTCCTCTACAAGTTGGTTGAACTGGTTTGAATCCAATACCATACAGCACAGTCTTAAGGGTTGGCCGGATTAAGCCGGTTTATTATAGCACGTTTTACCGCGGCTATGAGCCGGGAATTCTTTACCACAAGTTCGAGAGCCTTGCAATAACGCTCCGGAACCTCTACCGCATCGGTCGAGTAGTAGATTTCCTTGGCCAGCTCCTCAAAACCTATGTCCAGCAGGATGCTGCCGTTGTACATCATCTCGTTACCGACGGTCTCAGCCGTGTCAAAGGTCTGAATACCGCCTTCAAATGAGGTCTGTGCCTCGATTTTCCTAAAATTAATCTTCATATCCAATAATTTGAAATGGTTGGTTAAACATTCATCCACGACAAGTACCAGTTCCCCGAAACCCTCTTCATCACATGCCATTCATATCCCTTGATATTCGTGCGGCTTGAGGCGTTGGCGAATGTCCCGGCAGGAAAGCTGATGGTGTTTCCATTCGACATCACCCATATCTCATGCCCGTCAGGGGAAGAAGGGAGGGTGATGGCACAGTTGCCGAAAAACAGCAGTGTATGGTCAGTGGGCTGGATGCTGTAATTTGTGGTGGAGGAGAAGACCGTACCGGTATTCCGGTAAACGCCCCGCGTCCTCACCTGTCCGGCTATCTCCAGAATACCGGAGGGCGCGTATATCTTGCTTACCATCACGTCACCGCCGAAGTAGCTCTCACCGGCAGACACATGCAGGGCCCTATTACGTCCAGGAATGGTTGCAGAGACAGTCACCACCCCCTTTACCGTGCCGGCTTCCATAGTCTGGTAGGGCCTTATCTGGACGGTATTGGTACCGCCGTCCGACACTATCGCATGCAGGTAGTAGCTCTTTCCCAGCTCGAATTGTGTGGTACCGTCGGTAAGGTCGGTCACGAACGCCTTCGGGTTGGTCGATATGCCGTTACCATGAAGATACAGACTGTCACCAATCCGACCGCTTGACGCGTTTATCGTACCGTTGGCCGTAATATCATTTAGAACGGCATCCGTTCCGGAAATATTCCCCTTCAACGTGAGGTTGTTGGCGGTGATGTCGTTCAATATGGCGTCGACACCTGAAATATCGCCCTTCAGGACAAGATTGTTGGCAGTGATGTCATTCAGCGTAGCGCTGACACCGGATATGTCACCTTTCAGGACAAGATTGTTGGCGGTGATGTCATTCAAAACTGCGTCCCTGCCCATTATGCCTCCTTTCAAGGTGATGTTGTTGGCGGTGATGTCATTTAGAGCAGCCCCCGTTCCGGTAATGTTGCCTTTTAACGTGAGGTTGTTTGCCGTGATGTCGTTCAGGGTAGCGTCGGTACCCGAGATATCGCCCTTCAGTGTCAGGTTATTGGCTGTGATACCGTTCAGCGTAGCATCAGTGCCCGTTATGCTGCCCTTCAAGGTCAGGTTGTTTGCCGTGATGTCATTCATCGTCACACGCCCGTTTGTATCGACCACGAAACTGCCGTTGATGATGGTCTTGCCCGTAAAGTTTATCTGGTCAGCCTGGATGGTCGCATTCGAAATGAGTTCTCCTGCTTCATTCCGGGTTATGAAGAAGTTGAGCTCGGCGCGTTTCACAAGCCCGGTCTCCGTCACCTGTTCCGCGAACAAGGAGGCAAAGTTGGAGGTCATGACAAGACCGGCCTTGCTGATATTGGTTATGTTGCCGTCCTCGTCGAAGCTCACTTTCTCTACAAGCTGGTTTATCCGGTCGCTTGTCTGGGTGATAGCCGACGAATGCCGTTCCACCACCCCCTGCAGACTGCTTGTGGCGCTCACCATGCCCTCTATTTTCTCGGCTGTGACGTGGAAGCTGGAGAGATGCTTTTCCAGCTTGCCGTCAAGGCCGGCCATGGATGAGGAGAATTCAGCGCGTAACCCGCGTGCGGACAAATCGATAGCGGAGGTATAGGCTTCCGTTATACGGTTCTCTGTGTCCGTCAGGTCTTCTGTGAATTCCGCTTCAAGGTTGCGGGCGGTCAGCAGGAATTCGCTGTGATACTCCTCAAGTCTGCCGGCGGTGCTCCTTATCTCGTCAAGGTTGGCCTGAATCTTCTTGTCCGTAGCCTCGAACCGCATATTGAACTCTTCCCGCAAGTCGGCAAGACGGTCATCTGCCAGCATCAGGGAATGAATGAGGATGTCACCGGTGAAGGACAGACGGAAATCGCCGGTACCGTTCCACTTGCCAGTTATCTCCATCTGCTTGAATTCAGTGCCGGGATACAACTCCTTTGAGAAGGCAATCGGGGTGTATTCCTCGAAACCGTCCTTGTCCTCGCCATTGAAATGAAAGGCAAGGGTTCCGGGACGCTTTACCAGATACTTGAAAGTGACAGTGAACTGCCGGGGGCGCTTGAGCCCGTCGAAGGTCTCAAAATCCGGATGGCGGTGGAAGTCTGAGTTGGCTTGTTCGATATAGCTGTTCTTCAGGCGCAGCATCCCTTTCACCCCATCCGTCACAATGCCGACGAAAACTTCCTTATTCGCATAGAAATTGCTGTTGAAATACAACAGACATCCGTCAACACGGAAGATGCGTATGTTGCTGCCACCGTTCCAGTATTGCATGTCGGCGGCAAAAGAGGCATTGTTAAGGCAGTTGTTCAGTGCGTTGATTTCGTCACGCACGGATGAGATTTCTGACTTAATCAGTCCCTCAATCACAGTAAACATCGTCAGGATGTCCTCACCGGCCATAGTGAGAAAGCGTCCCTTAATTTCGACTCCACCTTCCGGGGTATATTTGATGTAAGTACTTTCGTCACGGGCACCGATATAAGAAGTGCCGTACACCTTCATGTACGCATGCCCGGTGGACTTGTCAACCCCGAAGGAGATTACATCTTTCCCTGCCAGGTTGAAATCATTGATACCGGCGTAAAAGGTGATGGACGGGGATGTCTCGTTAGTGGACGACAAGACGATTGCACTTTGAAGATCCACATCTGTACGGTGTCCCAGACCTATAATGTCATCGCCCGCTTGGGGAACATCGCTGTCCTCATCGCAGACGGTCTTGGACAAGTCGATGTAGTCACGTCCCACGGCCACGACCTCACGCCAATAGTAGCGGTTGGAGGCATCAAGAGTGGTTCCTTCGACGATGTTGCACTCCTTTGCCTGCGCCAGCGAGCCTACACTGAACTCGTTGGCTATCGCCTCACCGTCCTGCTCGGCAAGGAAACAGCAGCGGTAGACGTCTTCCAGTTCCTCCACGCGGATGCACTTCATACCGGCATGGGTGATTATTTGTTCACCGCCTACATGGGTAGCTCTCTTGACTTGCAATTCATCAAAGACGGCCTTTATCTTCACATATAGACGGTCAACGACAGCCTGCGAGGTGCCGTCCTTGCGTACCGTGATACCGCTGCCGTTCTTGCCTATCAGCAATCCCTTCAAAAAGTTTATGATTTCTTCCGCTACGTCGCTTGCGTCCTTGCGGAGGAACATTCTCAAGGTACGCAAGGCTGAGAACACATTGAAGTTGCTTGCGGCCGTAGCGTCGTTGGTCTTGATGACATAGATGTTGCTGCCGCCGGTACCGGTGAAGGTCTGACCTTTGAAAGTCAACTCCTCGACCTTACCTTCTATGTCGGAAATGCGGGAATAGGCGGTGCTCTCGCCGATAGTGTACTGTGGGGAGTCGTAAGGCAAGTCCAGCTTGATTTCAAAGCCGATGACACGGGACAAGCGCCCACCATTGCAATAGGTGGGATTGACAAGGTTGATGCGCTGGCCGATGTCAAAGCTGTGATTGATTGGGTCTTTGTGCACCCAAACAGAGTTCAGCGTAGCCGTATAGGTACCGTCGTCGATGCAGGCCTTTGCCACGTACTTCCTGGCGGTGGCAAGCAATTCCTGCTCGGCAATAGCAACCAACCCAAGTTCGGTTATCTTCCCGGCATTCCAGCCGTACAGCACATATCTGTCACCTTTTGCCGGAAACAGCACTTCATCCGGCAGGGGTCTGCCGTAGTCCTCGTTACGGATAATCTCCCAAAGCTGGGCGTCAGGATTCCATGTGCCGTCGTCGTTCTTCTCGGTCAGGCCAAGAGGGTTGAAGGCAGCACCGAACTCCATGCCGTTGAGCTTGCCGGATTCGAACCTGATTTTGAGTTCCTGTCCTTCAAGGATGTATTTCTTCGAGAAGTTGATGCCTGAATCCTTGAACCGGTAGAAGGTAGCTTTTGTCTTTGTACCATCTTCATTATCTACCTCGCTCTCATAAAAGCTTACACCGGTGATTTCACCTACTCTTTTGGGGCAGATGTCATCAAATACAACAACGGCTTCGACAGCTTCCAAATCGGTCAAGCCCTCGTGGGCATCCACGTATGGAGTGCCTGCCGGAAGCATAAGGCGCTTCTGGACGATACCGTTGACAACAGTGGTCTGGTCTACCGGGCGATAGTTGGTAGGGATGTTTCTTGTTGAACCGAACGCATAGATTCTTGTGGCATAAGTACCCTTGCTGTCACTCCGGCTCATGTCCTTGGCTTCCTTATCCAGTTCTATCTTAACAGCGTCGGAGAACTCACAGCGTCCGAAGTTGATGACATGGTCCGTTACCCAACAATCACAACCCCAGTTATCAGCCATGCTGAACATAGCATCAATGAGGTTGGTATTGTCATAGGTCATCAATTTGGAGGAGTTCTCGACACTATCGTCAATGGAAAACACGAAGTCTTTTCCCTCATATTTATAACCAAGAGCTTTCAAATTGCGAAGGAATACACCCATCTGGACATCCAGTGAAGCGGTAAGGGACCAGGACGCTTCCAGTCCTCCGTACTCCGGGGTGTACTTGAATATCTTTGTTTTCCACTTGAAATAGTAAGCGTCAAAACGAAGTTCATAGGAGTAGCCTCCGTTCTTGTAGGTCGGATAGGGAATATCTACAATCTGATAGATTTTTGCCAATTTACCGCCCATGGAGGCATCGAGTACCCCACGCAAGTCAACGTAATCACCTACTTGGAAATCGACTGGGGACAGAGTATTAAAAGGTAGTACGACATAGTCCTCTTTCATTAAAGAGAACTTGCCTTTTGCACCGGGATTGATACCAGTTGAAAAGCGGGTATTGCCTTGTATGTCCTTAATATCTATCATGTAAACAAAGGTCGGACATAAAAAAAAGAAGCCCTAAAAATTAGAGCTTCCATACACGACAATGAATTTAATGTCGTAAATTTCTAGTCTACAACACGGTTAGATGGATTGTACTCACAGAATTTGGCTGATATTTTCCCAAATGTCCGGTCTAAGCTTTGGGCATAAGAAACGCTCTTTCCTAAATATAGCAAATGATAAATATCACTACTGTTCTCAGGAATCTGAATATCAATTTTACCTTTGTAAAGTTCTTCATAAAAAGCTGTTTTCTTTGCCTGATAATCGGCAGGAGAATCACCTTCTACTGTAAAAACAAGAGTTAACTCACGCTCATCAAGCTTGGGGTTATCCATAAGAACTTGTTTCCCATGTTCCAAGCGTGATTTATTCTCTATAAACTCTTTCAGAGGTACCGGTGCTCCCAGTACATCAAGAAAGTTATCTCCCATTCTAACACCCCACTCTTTTAGGGCTTCTCTTCCGTTTATTATTAATTCTGCCATAACTATTATAGATTCTTTATATCCTGCTTGATATCATTTGTATTATCGAGTATTCGCGGACTATTTTTGGCAAGAATAACAGAGTTTTCAAGTATATCTCTACGGTCCATGTTACCTTCTACTTGGAATGTTCTCATTTCATCTACGATTCTTTCCATATTGGAGACTTTATCGGTCAATGCCTTTATGTCCTCTGTCGGGAAAACAACATGTACCTGCGACTGATAGCCGCTCGCTATTGTCTCTTTGGCTCTATCTGCGAAATTAGGAGTTCCAGATAACAAAGCTGGGACATCCCCGCTTCTAAGATTGAGCAATGAAAGTTTGCCATTGATGGATGAAAGTAAACCGGTCTGTTGAATGGACTGGTTCTTTATTTCTTCCCCGGCAACCTGCAAAGCTGTAAAACGTCCGTTAAGTTCTTCGCTGGTATCTTGTGACATGGCTTCAAAACCCTTACTACTCGCCTGCTGTGAAAACATGGTTCCAAAGAACTGGTTGATGGCATCAACTTCTTTCTTCATGTCGTCAACCATCGTCTGTTTCATGGAGTCGAGGAGCTGCTTTTCTTCGGAAGTCAAGTCGTCATCTCCCATGGCCTTTTTCCACTCATTGTACCACTTCTGCATCTGCGGTTTGAAGTTCTCCACATACATGGCCTTAATCAAAGCCTTGCGCATGTATTCGCTCATGTCATCGGAAATATCCTCCGCTGTGGCCTCTATATCGCACAAGGAATTCAGAATACCATCAGAGAACGACTCCCATTCCTGCTCAGCTTCATTACGGGCGTTCTCCGCTTCCTGGGCGGCTTCTTCCGCACGGTTGATGGCTCCCGTATCAAGAGTGGGGAAAAGCTTGTTAGCCGCATCCACAATGTCGACACCGGCTTTCTGAATTTCGGCTATCATCTCGTCCAGAGTCTTGCGCTCGGCCGTATCAATGGCACCGTCTTTCATAAATTCGGTATATTTGTCATACCAGGCCTGAATCTGAGGCTGGAGCTGGGCAGTAAACATGGAATCCACCAAGGCATTGCGCATATATTGATAGATATTGTCGGCTATGTCCTCGGCGGTAGCTTCTGCGTCATAGAGCACACTCTTGATACTGTCGGAGAAAGAGTTGAACGCTTTCCTTACCTCCTCTCCAGAGTCTTTCCACGCGTCACTGATTTCCCCGGCAGCATCGGCGACCTCCTTGCTCAACCCGTCAATGTCATTCTTGATGTTTGTACGCTCTTCATCGGTTACAAGTCCATCCTCTGAGTATTCCTTCCATTTTTCCCAGATGGCCTTGATACGCGGTTCGTACTGTTCAAGGTACATTGCCTCAATAAGCTCTTTCCGCATGGAATCGGAGATATTCTTGGCAACAGTCTCAGCAGTAACTTCCGTATCATACAAGGAACTTAATATCCCATCGGAGAATGATTTGAATTCCTCCTCAAGTTCTTTCTTTAGGTTGCTCTCAGTAATGCCAAGAGTATTACTCAGAATATCCTTAGCGGCCGTAATGTCGTTAGCCAACTTCTCCGCTTCGTTTCTTAACGCATCCTTTTCAGCGCCGGTTATGTCACCGTCAGACATGGCTTCCTGAACCTTCTTGTATAACTCCTTTATCTGCGGTTGGAAGCTATCAGTGAACATCTTATCAACCATCTGCTGACGGATGTACTCAAAGATGTTGTCTGTCACATCCTCGGCAGTGGCTTCGACGGAGGACATGGCAGACTTGACGCTATCAACAAACGACTGCAAGTCTTCGGCGTTCTTCAGCTTGTCAGCAAACAAACTATTAACGTCCTCTACGCCCTTCATCATCTGCTCAATGTATTGGTCAATCCGAGAGCCGAGTTGTACCATGTCACTCTCGGACAATCCGTCTTTGGAAAGCCCTTCAAAGGTCTTGTACAACTCTTCCATCTTGCTCTTGTACTCCTTTTCATACAGAGCGTTAATCATTGCCTGACGGAAGTAATCATAGATATTATCAGAAACATCCTTGGCCGTCACATCAAGGGAAGTAAGAGAACTCTGCATACTACCGATGAAATCCTCATAGTTATCCGTGCTACTGTCGGTATCCTCTTTGGTCCATCCGAAAATTTCCGCAAGCTTGTCACGTTCGGCAAGTGCGGAACCGGCAATTGCGTCATACTGCTTCCGAAGAGCCTCCATCTCCTCCTTCGTAATGCCTCCTTGGTCTTTATTGGCCTGGGCAAAGGCATCGTACCACGTTTGAAGGTCCTCGGTAAATTTGTTGCCTACCATTGTGGTAAGCACGGCACGCTGCATATATCCGCTGAAACTGTCAGAAAAGTCTTTCGCGGAACTGCCCATATCCATGAGGGTATCCACAAAACTGTCGAAAACGCTATCGAACGTTGTCTGTGTCAGTTGTTCACTAATCTGGTTCTGAATATCCTCAATCCTTTCCTCTCCATCTATAATGCCGTTCAAATATTCTTGCACGTCACCGTCCATCTTCGCCCAGAAGGCAGGAGCTTCGGATTTAAGTTTCTCCAATTGCTCAACAGTGAGGTCAAACAGTCCGGTCATTCTTCCGGTCCCGATAAACTCTTTGGCGGCATTGACTGACATGTCGAGTGCGTCGGCAATGTCCTGCCAGTCGCTTGACGAGGTGTTCTTTGCCATCCGCTTGCCAATGGAATGGGAACCTGCGGATGCACCGGAATTAAGACGTTCTTTTCCCAGTAGGCGATATGCCTCAATTTGCTTTTCAACAAGGCCAAGCGCCTCTTCTCCTACCTTGTCTGCCTCCATGCCGTAGGAAATGCTGATGTATTCCTGCTTCTTGTCTATCAGTTCATCCCATATCTCATTGAGCCTGGTGTACTCCTCAACCATCTCGTTATAGTGGGAATAATCGGCACCGAACATCCCGTCCAATGCGGACACTACAGAGGAAATTCCAGAAACCGCACTCATTGCGCCTCCGACAATATCACCCGACATGATTTGTCCGACCCCGGATGCCGTTTGTCCTAAGCCGCCAAGCGCATCAACGGCACTTGTTATCTTACTGTCGTCAAATCCGAATATGTCGGCGATACTTGAGCCGAACTCATTCAATGCAGGGGCAAAAGACGTCACAGCATTTCCTATATCGGTGATTCCTTGACCGATTTTCTTGGAATCGTTGCCACCCTTTTTTATGGCTTCTATCCCTTTCTCCAAGTCAGAGACGAAAGCCTGCCACGGTGATTTTCCTTTAAGTTCATCCTTTAACCCTTTGATTGCATCTGTTACGTCCTTTATGGAGATTTCACCCTTTTCTATCTTTTCAATGTCCTTATCAGTGAATCCGAGTGCTTTCAATTCGTCAAGTGTAACATTCGTTCCGTCACTTTCCTTTGTACTAGACATGTACTTGACAAGTGTTTCATACTTATCAATGATGGACTGAATAGCGGAAACGGACTTATTGCTGGCATCCTCGAATAAGTCAGCCATAGAACGGGTCGTTTTGCCGTACTGTTCATCGAGGTCATTAAGCTGTTGCCGTTTTTCCTCTTCAAGTATACCCTCGTCACCTGCATTCGACGCTTCCTTTATTACTTGGTCGTATTTATCTATGATGGCTTTCCTTTTCTGCTGGTAGTTACCGAATTTTACAAGATACTCATTCCATGAGGCCTCCTGCTCACGTATTTCGTCACTATATTGTCGTTTTCTCGTATTTCCTATTATGGAATCAAAAACAGATGTATCAACGGAAATTGAAGATGAAGTGTAGCTAACACTTGAAAAGGGACCCGGATAGCATTCATTTCCTCTACCATTCGTTTGATATTGGCATCCCTTGTTCCAAGAATATCGTTAATCTCGGTTCTCAAATCATCATAAGCCTTTGCTTGTGCTTGAATGCTTGCTGTTTCAGCCGTATTAGTCTGTGTATTTGCATCACCTATCTGTGTAGGAGCACTAACGACTTTAGATACTTTCTCCTGCGCTTGAACAATCTTTTCAGTAGCTTTATTGATTCGACTGACCGAAAGCATTATTTTCCCTTCTGTTGCCGCAATTTTATCCACCAACGCATCATATTGCCCAATCAAAGAGGTAAGCTGCGATTGCAATCCCTTTGCAATATCAATATCCACTGTGATATTAATACCCATCAATACTTTCTTTACATTCTCTATCTCGTTCTTTAGTTTACGCAACTTCTGAACGTCATCGTCTACATTTGATATAATTCCTGCCATATTATAGTTTTTTTTCTATTTGCCTACCTGCATACAAGATGCCATTAGTCATAATAACTTCAAATCCTTTACTTTCGACATAGCTTGCATAAGGCTGACCGTTAGCCAAATAAAGCCCATCCTTTGATTTTTCGGAATAAATCAGAAGATTCTCTGTATTTCTTACCGCTTCGGAATGAGAACCGTCTGATTCCACCCACATATCTACTATTTTCCCATTACGGACAACACACCCCCCATTTGCATTATTCAAGTTACCAGTCCTATTTTCATAAGTCTTGTTAATCTTTGCATTTCGGGTGGCGTCTCTCCCTATTTGAGAAAGAGTATTATAATACTTATCATCTACACTTTCAAGCAATTCATCTAATCCTGATGTATCTCCTCTAAACTCCATTATTTTTCATTTGTGCTAAGTTCGACAAACACAAGTTATCCAGCAATATTTCAAATATTTAATATGCGACAACGGAATAATTGTCGTGAAATAATTGGGAGTGATTGATTTTTGAGATATTTTTGCAAACACTTAAGTTAATAAATGTACTGTCATGAAAAATACACTACTTCTGATATTGCTAATATTTGCTTTTTCAAGTTGCAATAAGTCATATAAATATGTGGAAACGGTTAAAGAAAAGTCATTATTCAGCAACTCTTACAATGAGAAGGAGGAGGAACCTAAAACGATAAGCTCAAAGAATGATTCCCTTGCGTATTTAGAAGCATATCAAAAATTTTGCATTTCTCAAAAAGTTTATAAAGATATGACTAATCAAGGAATAGAGTTTGTTAATATCCCAATAAAGTTCTCACTGTACAACTCAAACGGTGAAAAAGTAAATCCATATATAAACCAATCAACCCTTGACAATATAAAAAATAATGTTATGTCTTTAGATGATAACATTGGAAAAACAATATCGGACATAAAAAAAGAAAAACAAAATCCTATTGATTCTATAACAGTAAAAAAAATATCCTCTTTATTTACATTTAACAAGGACGAATTTGACCCACGTGAACTAACATGGATTAAACCAAAATCTGCTCCCCAATATACCAACCAGAATGGAATATATTGTTATTTTATGAAAGATATTGATGGGGTATCAAACTTTAGACTCAGAATACAATATTATTCTGACGATTGGTTATTCATTCGCAAATATCAATTTTCTATTGACAATAAAGCTTATGAATTTATCCCCAATAATGTAGAAACTGATTCAGGTAATGGAGGATATATATGGGAATGGTGTGATGAAAATATCCATTCCAATAATGACATTGAATTAATAAAGGCACTTTCTAATGCTAAAACTGCAAAAATAAAATTTATTGGAAGGCAATATCACGATATAAAAACCATATCACAAAAACAGATTAAAGGAATAAAAGATGCCTTAAACTTATATCTCGCAATGGGAGGGAGTTTGTAATATTCATATTAAGCGCACCCCAACCTAATGAGGTGCGCATTATTATTTAAGCAGCATCTTTACCTAAGAACTTTTCTACGAAGTAAATTTGCCCCTTACCAGTCACTTTGGTAGTAGTAGTGACCAATACAGAGCCGTCCGGCTTGGTGATGGTGGTTTTCTTCAATTCAAAAAGCCCCAATTTCATAGCTTTCTGCGTTGGCTGATTGTAGTAGTCGCCCTTTTGGCAAAGATAACCATTCTCGCGCATCCAGTAAAACAAACGGTTCTGACCGATATTCACTCCATTTTGTTGCAGTATCTTTGCTAATTCTGCAACCAAGCAAGAACGTTGAGAAGTTGAAACGGCATCGGCAAAAAGGACTTTAGGTGCATCTTTCTGAATCTTCTGTTCGGCTTCGATACGCTTCTGTTTTTCTTCTTTCAAGTTGGTTGCAAGCTGAATCAGAAAATCGGGTGAGGTCAAAGCTTTTTCAAGTGTATCGCTGGTCATGTATGCACCATGTTTGCGGATTGAGGGCAAAACTTCGCTTGTAACCCATTTGCGAAACGGTTTTGCTTTTTCGCTATCACTTCTTATGACAACATCATACAAACCGCTTTCAGTAACAAATGTCGCTTGTTGTGTTCTACCTAAATTATCTTTTATGGGGTGCGTTTGACGCACATCATCATCTAAACGACTGGCACACCTTGAAGTATCTTTTATGCCAATCACAGCGCAAACATCTGCCAAACAAAACAACGGTTCTTCATTCTCATTCATAGCAATTCTCACTTTTCCGAACTGCTCATTTTGGAAAATCTGAATATTATTCATACTTTTACACAGTTTAAAAAATTAGACCCCACCAAAGGACGCTCCTAACTTCATCCGATGGTGGGGTTTATACTTTACAGCCGTTAGGATAACTGCGTTGTTTCTGTTTGCAAACTTATTATATAATCGTGTAAGAGAGAGATTTTTATTTTACCATAACACGACAATCGTTTCATTGTCGTGAAGTTTTGGTGGTGGTCTCGTTTTCATATGTTTCATACTTATTTAGTCAATACATTGTCTATCAATCCACGAAGTTCTTTCAGTTCTTCTTCGGTCAACCCATACACATTACCCAATGCAGAGGGCTTTTCAATCTTTAAGCCGTACTTTACCCCCCCCGTTGCTTCTCTTTGGGTAAAACGGCAATAGCAAATCGTTTACTCATTTCTTGCTGTTTTAATTAATGACTATGTTCTCAGATTCTCGTTGAATAGCCTTAAAGGCGGTGGTCTTGCTTTGAGGTTCATAACTATGGAATTTATAAGGCAGCCCCTAAAGTCGTGCGAAGACTGCCTTTGGATAATCGTGTTATTTATATACTCGGATATATCCTGAATCCCTCTACCAGCTTCCCCTCAAAATCAGAAATCAACTTGCGTATCTGCTTGTTTTGATTGTCAGCATTTATATAGTGACCTGCCAAATAATAACCCTCTACATAAGCATTGCCTATTTGGGAGAAGATATTACGCAATCTTTCTTGAAATGGAAGTTTGTCACAGTCAAAGACACCTGCCATTATTTCGCCATAAGCACCATATCCAAACCCTTTTTCATCTCTCATTCTTTTCGCAGTTTCTTTCAACCGTTTATTGAAACGGTTCAGTTCGGACTTGAATATCTTTTCAGCATACTTGGTGCAATCATTCTTGCGGAGCATTTCTTCCATTTCGTTGAAGGCGTTAATGTACGCTTCTTTGAATTGTGCAGCCACCCTGCCAGTGAATCCCATAGCCAAAAAAGTGAACCCATCACGGGTTAAATAGTACATGGGTCTTTTTTCACCTTTTTTATCGACATATTCAACGGGCGCAAAATTGCGCTGGTTAAATAACTCACTACAATCCAATGATTTAATAGCTCTCAATACATCTTTGTGTGCTTTACCAAAATACTCGGCAACTACCAATGAGGAAGTTACTGCCTTACCTTCTCTCACTTCAATCAAATCAACTTCATACGAAGAAGAATTGTTCCTTTTAATAATCTCTGTTTGCATGTTCATTATATTTATGTGTTAGTACTATAAGTTCTACTTTAATCACCCACATAGTGAGCACCGAAATGCCCGTAACTATACGGATTGTAATATACTGATTGAGGTATTGACAAATCATCATAAGAGCTACGCTCTGTTGGTTGTGCCAAAGCGGATTTCATAGCTTGCTTCTCTACCTCTCTTATCTCTTCTTTAGAGATACGTTCTTTCTCGTTAGCCCAAGCAAGTTTCAAACAGTCTGCCCAAGTCTTCACACCGTGAGTAAGAGAATACAGTTTCATGTACTTCTTTATCTGATGGGCTTCTTTCATTATCTTGCTTAAATTGTAGCGTTTCATAATTGTATGTTTTAGCATTTATACTATTTCGTTGTACTTTGATGATGCAAACATACTACTTAAATAGTATAATACAAAACAGAAAGAACTATTTAATTGGTATATTAACCTTATTTAATACTATTATAATAGTACAAAAAACAAAGAAACGTACCTTTGTATAAAATTAAAATACACGATTATGAATCTAAGAATAACAGAACATTGTAAATTACAAGGTATTACCCTGCAGGATTTAGCTGATAAAATGGGGGTAGCCCGTTCGACATTAGCTAATACATTATCAAAAGGCAATCCTACCATTGAAACCCTATCCAAAATAGCGGACGCTCTCGGAGTTGAAGTAACAGACCTATTTGAAAAATCTTCCGATGAAGTTATAGGAGCTGTCCGAATTGGAGATAGCACTCACGTTATCAATAGTAAGGATGATATCAAGAAGTTAGCGGAAAAATTGTAATATGCGCGAACATCCACTAGTTTTTTATTGTTTATCTGCAAAAAGAAGAATCCCTTTAGGTACAAAACCATTATAAATGACTACATTTGTAACTAGTTACTCTTTAGAATAAATAGTAACTCTAATTAATTGATACATATGGCACATTTAATTGTAAAGAATTTCGGAGCTATAAAATCCGCAGAAATAGAAATAAAGAAGTACAATTTTTTTATTGGGCATACTTCAAGCGGAAAAAGTACTATTGCAAAACTTCTTGCAATATTTAACAACTCTGTTTTTTGGGCTATCAAGGAAGGAGATTTCAAGGGATTCTTTAAGTTGTTGGAAAAATATAATATTAATTTTGATTTTAAACCTTCTACTATCATTAAGTATAGCAATGATAAATATTACTGGGAAATAGGAGAGAATAAATTCCATAGCAATTATAAAGATGCTGACCTCATGGAGATGGCTAGCACATCTGAATCCTATGATTTCATATTGAAATTTATAGAGAAAAAAGAAAGTGAATCATCGTTAAAAGATTTAATAGATGCTTTAAAAAACTCTGTAAAAGACAGTAAGCTAAAGAAGGATGATACATTTTTCCCACTCTTCATTAAACCACTTTTAATGAGTATCATTTATGAAGAGTGTATTCCTGTATACATACCTGCCGAAAGGTTGTTAATTTCAACATTTTCTAATAGCATATTCTCTTTACTACAAGCAGGAGCCAGTATTCCTGATTGTATAAAGGATTTTGGGAGTTTATATGAAAAAGCTAGAACACAATATAAAAATATTGATATCGACATACTAAATATTCAAGTTTCGTTTAATAATAATGGCGATACTATATATTTAACAAATGAGCATAAGGAATTAAAATTATCCCAAGCTTCAAGTGGTATTCAATCAATCATTCCCCTATGGACTGTATTTAACCAGTACGTTGAGAGTAAGAAAAAACAAATGTTAGTGATAGAAGAACCTGAATTAAATTTATTCCCTTCTACTCAACATTTCTTAATTGATTGGATTATAAAAAAAATGAGAAAATCAAATGGAAGTATTGTTATTACAACACATAGCCCTTATGTATTATCAGTAGTAGATAATTTAATTTTAGCAAGGGAAATATTAAATAAAAGTAATAACAAAAGGAAAATCCAATCTCAAATAAAGGAACTTATCCCGTCAATGGCTTTAATTGACTTCCATGAAGTGTCATCATACTTTTTCCATTCTGATGGGATTGTTAAAGATATACTAAATACTGAATTAAAATCCGTAGGTGCAGAGTATATTGATGAAGCCTCCAATGAGTTAGGATATATTTTTGATGAACTTTGTAATATTGAAAGAAATGAGCTGTAAGTGTTTTGATAAAAAGCCCGGTTTTTCAGAAACAGCCCCTTTTGATGAGCGATACGAACAATCGAAATGCAGGTGTAACTCACGTTTTACCGTTAGCGAGAACAGAAGTAAATTCACAATAGGCTCAAAAGATTTAACCAAGGTGGACAAGGTGAAAGTTGATGGCTATTTTGACCGTTCGTCAGAACATAGGAAATGTGACTATTTGTTTGTGTACACATCAGACCCTAAACAGATTTATATCTTTGTAGAATTAAAAGGCACTGACATTTCGCACGCTGTGACACAAATAGGTAATACGGTAAATTTGTTCTATGACCAAGGCTACCTGAAAGGGAAACAAGTTGTAGGTGCTATTGTCAGTTCTCGCCATCCGTCAAATGACGGTACATATCGTAAAGCAAAACAAATCTTAGAAAGGTCTCTTTCATCAAAAATAAAGGGCTTTCGAATAGAAAAGAAAAATAAAGAAATGACATACGATCCTACTCAGGATAAAGTTGTTTAGTAAAAGCCGGATTTCTCCGGCTTCTAATTTAACCGCTAATATTACCCATATAAGCCCTGCGAGACACCTGCTTATCCCAATCAGCACCACTTTTATTGATATTACCAATGTATTTTCCTGCAATCCTATTTACAAGATTGTTCGGGTCACCCAAATTACTACCATAGCGGCGGCTTGCAATTCTGTTTACTTGTCTGATAATATCCCAACCTGATTTAGTTCTTCTTTTGACTCAACTGTCCTCCTAAATTTAAATGTTAAACAAATATACGAAATTCTCTGATAATTTCGCCATATCTATTTCTTTTTCCTACGATTAGCCAATTCCTTACCACTGATTCTATTCACCTTCTGACCACCATATACTGCGTGTAATTTATCCCGTTGCATCATCAACAGATTCCTATAAGGGATAATCTCAAACACTTCTGTATAACTCAGATGCAGCGTGTCAATCAAATAGGCTATCTGCCCGAAGAACGTTGTGTTTCCTACTGTTTCGGTCTTGCTGCCAGCATCGACACGTTCCTCATCGAGCTGACACACTGAAAAGCCGATATATCCATCATGGAGAAACACACCGCCAAAGCATTCCTAACTTCTTCAAAAGTCCCGTTCTCCAATTCTTTGACCAAACTATCATTCCCGCAGATGAAGCATGAAATACCTTTCAGCATATCTTCAGTAGCTTCAGGAAGCTCTTTAATAGCCTCCATGATATTATCTCCTCGCAGGGCGATATTGGAAAAATGATGAATGGCACGACAGATAATTTTAATTGTAGGAGGTTTGATGGTATAAACGATTCCACCTATCCCTACATTTTTAAAATCCAGCCCTAATAGGGCATCAGAAACCGTTTTTGCTGCTTGATTATTCATAACATTAAATTAAAAAGGCGGTGAGCAACCACCCACCGCCATCTGAAAACAATCCTTTTACTGAAAAATTATCAACCTTCCGGCACTACAACTTCCGATTCGTCAAACCATTTTTCAGAAGCCAACCCGTCTACTCCTGTGGACAAAGGAACGGCCGAAACAGCCAATCCGACAGCCTTATCGGTATTAGAGCCACGGGCATTGATAGCCGCTTTCGGAAACACAACATAAACTCCGTCTTTGGTTTTACCAATCACACATTTATGAATAGGCTTATACTTGCCTCTTTCCCAATTCTTTTCTGTGGCTTTACCACCTTGTAAATCAGCCTTTGTAGCATAATCATACTCACCAATGGTGAAGTTGATTTTCACCTCACCCGGTTCAGACGTTTCCCGGTAGTACTCACCAGTCAAAGCGTTTTTGTAACGAGTTACACTTGCCTCTGCTTCTTCGTATTGATACGTGTCACCATGCACATTCTTGACCCGCTTCGTTGCTGCGTTTTTCAAGATGGTGGCTACTTCTGCGCCTGTTAATCCGGCAGCTGGAGTAGTAACCGTTTTAATCGGTTCTGCATAATACAGTTCGTCAATTTCTACTGCTGTAATCATATCATTTTACATTTAATACATTAAACAAAATTCTCACATTCACATAATGACACTTCAAAGCTGTGTCCGCTTCTGTACCGATAGAATCAATAGAGTAACGATATGTCATACCATCATAGGTGCTTACTACATCATCAAACAGCTTGCCAGCCTTTCTTTCAAGTTCGTTAAGCCGGATTGTGTTCGCTTCATTCTCGCTTAAATTGGGTACACATAGATTCACTTCTGCGAAAGATTTCTTCCAATAAGTTCCCGGCTGTTGTTTCTTCGTGTGGATGACAATCCTTTCGGACTTCAATTCACCCGTCAGCGTTTCTCCTGCTGGTACTATGTCTATTCCGAAAATCTTGCAGTCCCGGTAGAGGATGTTTCCTATGTCGGTGGTTACTATCATCGTTCAAATCTATCTTTCAATCTTTTTTCTGTCCTTATCGCTGCACTTCCTGCAACTTCAAATCCTTTGGATTCCACGAATGAAGCATAATCAGCTTCGTTTTTCAGAATTAAGCCATCTTCATTAACCTCATAATCATTCGATTCTCTCAAATGTTTTGTGTGGTCTTGATAGTTTCCGGTAGCTTTTGCATCTTCAACAAATGCCTCTCCCTCTTCTTTCATGCCAGCAACGACTTCGCTTGTTCCGTCCTCAAAGAACTGGTCAACATCCGAAAAGTCTGCATCTATTCCAACCATATTACTCTATAGGAAAAATAGTTTGTTTCCAAAGGGCTTTTAGCAACTCCTTCACCTCTTATGCTTCCATCGGCATTCAAACAACGAACCTCTGCACCTGCTTCAACCTTTGACGGCTTATCAAAGACTACCTTGTACTGGAAATCATACAAAACGCCATTGATTGATATTTTCTTTTCCGCGCTCACATCATCACAACGGCATTTGCACACCTCCTGCCAGCTTTCACCACCGGTACCGGGAATAGGTCTTCCGAACTCATCCTTATCCATCGGGGTGATAACCTTAACCTGCAATATGTGGGGAGCGAATATCATAAGAAAGTCACTTTAGGTTTGTTACTCAGTTCGTCTTTCAAACCATACTGTTTGCACAGCCATGAGTACAATTTCATTAGGCTATCAACATAATTAAACCAAGACACAGAAAATCCGCTTTCGCTGACCGAAGATGGATTTTGTATCATCCACGGAATTTGCTTTGCACAAGCGACCTCT